CGGATGCACCAGCGCTTCCGGCGCGACCGACAACACGATCATCGCGGCAACCGCCAGGGTGCGGAACGTTATCGCGCGGCGGTCGACCATGATGGCGATCAGCACCACCGCGGTCATGAAGAATAAAGGCTAGGTGCTTGGAATCGTTGGCACCTGTCAGTCATGGGAAACGTAATAGCCGCATGGCGCGGCAGAGGGAGTAGCAGATGGACGATTTAACGAGGCTGACCAAAGGAGCATGAGTGATGGTAAAGACGATCAAGGTACGCATTCCAGCTGTAGTGTCGCCGGATGGTAAATGGGCGGCTTACGGATGGCCGGACGCTATGACCAGCCCCGACTGGGCAATGGTCGAAGAAGTCGCAGACAACGGAGATTTTGAAAGCACGTACCAGCGCATCTGGATCACGGTTGAACTTCCACTCCCGGAAAAGGTGATTGAGGTCGCCGCCGAAGCTGTTGAGCAGGCTCAACCGATCTAACCCCCTGATGGAGGCAGAAGGAGTGAGCACTGCATATCAGCCCGACCCATACCAGGGATGGCGGGTTATCAACGGACCCAGCAACACCACGGCTCATGAAATCATGAGCGACACGTCCGGGAGCTGGCAACTTGTCGGCATCGTCTGCGGCATCCGGCAATATCAGCGCCGTCCTCAGTAATGAATGTGGAGGTCCCTGTGCCTTTTATCCCTCACCCTGCCGTCGATAGCTACCCGGTTTCGTGGTGGCGCTATTGCAAGTGGCGGTTCGGCGCTTGGCTCGAAAGCGCCGGCCAGCGGTGGCAAGATCAAGCGATCGACCGCTGCCCAATGTGCGGCACTTATCGGCACAGCCATGACCACAGTGAGTGTGACGGAATCCCATTTTGAGAAGTGATGCGAGACCCCTGTGAATGTCCTCGACCTCTTTAGCGGAATTGGCGCTTTTGCCCTCGGATTGCAGCGAGCCGGAATGCGGCCTGTCGCTTTTGTCGAGATCGACCCGTTCTGCCGACGCGTGCTCGCCAAGCACTGGCCCGATGTCCCTTGCCATCCCGACATTCGCGAGCTTGCCGACTTCGACGCCGCCGCCATCTGCGGCGGGTTCCCGTGCCAGCCATTCAGCACAGCTTCTCGAGGACGACGCACCGCGGCCAATCTCTGGCCCGAGATGCAGCGCCTCGTCGATCGCGTCCGACCCGAATGCGTCATTGCCGAGAACGTCCAGGAAGAGGCAATCGCCAACGCGGCTAGATGTCTCAATGGACTTGGCTACCCAACGTACTACCGCCGTATATCGGGGACTGATATCGGGGCAGACCATCAGAGAAATCGTTGGTGGCTTGTTGCACACGCCGACGCGGAAGGCGAACTTCGTCGCGCCATCGATGCAGAAGTGGCCAAGCTGCCGGCGCTTTGTGCTGGCCTTTGGGGGCCGGGAAATTACGCCAGAGCAGTTCGAGTTCTCAATGGGCCTGCCGATCGGATGGACCGAATTGGCGCCATCGGAAACGCCGTGTTCCCGCAAATCCCGGAAGCGATCGGGAGGGCAATCATGACCCCGACAGTCCCGAATGGCGAACGAGGTGCCCCATGACAACTCCCGTTACAACGAGCTTGACCCGCGACGAACTACTGATCTTGTTGATTGAGGAATGTGGCGAGGTCATCCAGGCGGCAACGAAGTGTCTGCGGTTTGGCTATTATTCCGATCATGGAGTGGGCTATGGCAAGAATGACGTTATTCTGTCCCGAGAGTTGGGAGACGTTCAGGCCATCATCGCTGAGTTGCCGTTGAACAGGCACGAAATGGAAATCACCAGAGCCGAAAAAATCACCAAGGCGGAACGAGCGAAACGCCAATATGGCGCAGCCCAGCCGTCGTGACCGACGATAACTGGATTCCTCCATTGGTTTACGTAGGCAGCATCGTAAGGAATAGGCCGAAGAAGCGTCCGAAGATGACGGCGACCCGCCGCGCGTTGTTCAACAGGCATGGCGGCGTTTGCGTGTACTGCAGACGACAAACGGAGATGCCGAGCCTGATCCACCAGGCTCACGATCTAACGGCGACCGTCGAACACGTCGTCCCCGTTTCGCGCGGCGGCGCAATGCGAGGACCAAACGTCACCTTGGCCTGCCATCTCTGCAACGGCCTCAAGGGCGACATGACACCCCACCAGTGGGCAGAGTTCATGATAAGTCATCCGCAGTGGTGGATTCGCTCAAAGCGGACGACGGCAAGCGAGCGTCGTTTCGCGCGCCGGCAACCCTTGCCAATTTCAGAATCTCAGATGATCTTGCGTGAGGGCAAGAAGGCGTGGCGAGAATGGAAGGCCTCGCAAAAGAGCCTTGACGTCTGCCCGGTCATGACAATGGTCATGCAGGTTTTGGTCGAACAGCGCTACGGCGTTTGGAAGCCGCGCGTTGACGCCGCAGTTCAACCGTCATGAGCAGAGAGGTCTAGGCTATGTTCGGAACGCGAGTTGAAGTCGTCCCCGACGATGACGCGGAAGCCCACCCGGATATCCCGAAAGATGTGCTTGAGGAGCTTGGTCCCGAGACCGTCCTTATGTCGCGCGTGGGGCACATGATGTACATTCGCGCGTCACACTGGGAACGGATCAAAGGATGCTTCCCGCCTCTACCGCAGTCCTAAACAGTGAAAGGAAGCAAGATGGAAGCGAGCGAAGGCCAGCGCGTAACCACAAGATACTTCGGCGGGTACGAGAGCGTTCGAGTTCTGCAAGTTCACCCGACCTATTACGTGGTCTCTCGCTTCGGAGGCCAAGTGTCCGACATCTTGCCAAAGGAACGAATTGCAAAGGCGTTCGACGCTGGCGGCACCGAAGTGTTTTGTAGCGAGTCCGAAAAAGGCATGCATCCGGCACTACAGCCGTCATAAGCGACACAAGCGAGAGACCCGATGGGAACCGTGATACTTGGACCTGCCGCTGCGGCTGAGGCCGTCTGCCACGACGAACAGCTTCGCATTTGGGCTGAGGAGATAATGGGGGCGCTGTCGATCGGCGGTTACATCCGCGAAGATATGTCCTATGACGACGTGATCGACCTAGGGAATATCGTGCAGCGCGAGATCAAGAGCATCGTGGAAATGGCGTTCGACCATCCCGAAGCGCGCACGATACGCCGCACCTAAGCGCTTGTGGCCAATGATCAGCGGGCCTTCGCTTTCGGCGCCTTGTATGCAGTCGCGTTGACAAGCGGCCGTCTGTATGCAGTTCGATTGACAGGCCCCTCCCGCGTCATGCCCACCGTGATGCTGCGCGCACCGGAGAACGGGTTGGTGTCGGCGGCGTGGGCGGGTCCGACCAAAACTGCGAAAAATATTCCGAGGATTATTCCCACGCGCTTCATTTGTTGGCCTTTTCGTGATGGTTACGATGCCGGCGCGGATGTTCCTCGCCCTGCGTCACGCCCTCGGCAAACTTCGCGTCACCCGTCACCTTGACCAACTGCTCTTTCATGCCGTTGGTCGCTTGGTGGACTTCTTCGATGCGATTCGAGTTGGTGTCGATACGCTCCGAATTACCGTCGATCTTGCGACCATTCTTAACCGCCATCACCACGGCCGTCGCGGAGCCGCACGCCGCGACCAGCGCAGCCGTTGCGGTGATGATGCTGGCAACGTCGGCTGCGGTCATCTACTCGTCCAGTATCGAGGACGTCGCCGACTTGAACTCGCGATGAATGACAAAACCCCGACCGTGCCTGATGTCGTCGAGCTGGCGGTCGAACATGTTCATGCGCTCATTCTGCACCGCCTGTGCCGTCACGATCTGCTCGAGCTTGTCGATCTTGACGCCGTGCGCCTGTACGTCTCTGGAGAGCATTTTGAGTTCACCCCTCATAGTCCAAATGATGCCGAGGCCGATCACGAGAAACCCGATCAGCGTGAAGATGTCGCCGATCTTGATGGTTGGTTCGATCGTCATTTCATCATTCCCAGCTTTTTAACGATTCTCCGCTAGGAACATTCCCAGCCGTCTAAAGGTTCGCGCCTTTGGGCGGTTAGGCCTGGCTCACCGTTTCAAGCGATGGGCCGGGCCGCTCGTATCACATCGGCTCGTTGAAATCGGCGATCAGGAGATCCAGCGTGGCTTCGGCGCCGGCGCAGCCGGCCAGCGCGAGGGTGATCCTACGCATGGGGTTGTCCTTCCGATGGTTCGGTTTTGGTGACGGTCGCCGCGTCGGTGACCGTGGTGGTGGTGCTGACCGGCGGAACAGCCGCAGCCGCCATCATGTCGGTTTTCTTCCGGGAATCGCTGCTTGAGCCGAGATAGAAGCCGACGGCGACCATGACGATCGCGAACAGGGTCTGCTTGAAGTCGGCGTCGAGTGCGCCCGTTTTCAGCATGTTGTAGATGACGGCGAATCCGAACAGCCCCAAGATGGTCAGCGCGAGGACCGAAGGCATGTCAAGCTTGAAGTCTTTCATCGCGTCACCTTTGCCGGATGCCCCGACAGCGGGCAGCACAGGGTGAGACACTGCCCGGCTGTGGCACCAGTGCAACGCACCGCAGGTTGTCGGACGGTGGCCGAGCGTGGTAAGGGTCAGGCCATGAAGGAACTTGTAGCCATAGCTGCCTGCCTCGTTGTCGTCGTTTACGGGGGCCTGTACATCCATATCAGGGGTGACCGCGGGGATTGCGCAGCGAGGAACGCCCAGCGCATCGGAGGCGTGTTGCAGCATTACGGTTGCGCCGGTAGATGAGCGGTTCCGCGTGAGCCTATCCCGCCGCGTATTTTTGATCGGCTCGGCCGCTGCGATTGCAACGCCGGCAATGGCGAAATCGCATGAGCATTGGCCTGCGATCGCCATCAAAAGAAAATGGGTGAAGGAACTCAACGGGCGCTTTGCCGGCACTTCCGGCATCTTCCACGACACCTCATACAAATCGTTCCTGATCGATTACGACCCTGCCGGGAATTACCTGAATTGGGGCGCCTGGCGCGAGTTCAAAAACGACGGTGAGATTGTCATCGCCGACGACGGGCTTCCGAAAGTGCAGGGCGAGGCCGGGCCGTACTGGAATCCCGTCACGCTTTGTCATTATGCCCTGGCGCACCATGGCAAGATGACGCTCGGGAAATCGGAATCCCGCGCGCTGTTTTTCAAGGCCGCTGACAAGCTGATCGAGTTGCAGCAGCCGGGTGGCGGATTTCCCTATCCACCGCTTGCGCACCGCGAGTTCAAACTGCCTGCAGGCTGGATCAGCGGCATGGCGCAGGGCAACGCCTTAAGCGTTTTCTATCGCGCATGGCTGCTCGAAAAGGATGCCCGGTATCTCCGCGCGGGCGCGCTGACCTTCAAAAGCCTGATGACGCCCACGAGCAAAGGAGGCCCGGCCACCACGCTTGCCGATCTTCACCCTTCGCTTTCGAGCTACCCGTTCCTTGCCGAGTATCCGACGTCGCCGATCGACTACACCTTGAACGGTTTTATGTTCGCGATCCTCGGCCTCTACGATTGGTCGCATGTGTCGCAAAAGGCTTCCGTGGCCTTCAATCGAAATATCGAAACGCTGGAACGCCTGCTGCCCTACCACGACATCGACGGCTTCTCCACTTACGATCTGTCGCATATCGTCTTGAAGCTCGCCCCATACGTCGCGGCGCCCTATCTCGGCATCCATGTCTATCTGTTGCGCGCCTTGGCCGGCATCACCGGCAGCGCGACGTTCAACCGCTACGAGCGGCGCTGGACCGCGAAAATCGACAAGATGAACCGGGAGTTGCGGATCACCGCAATGTCGTCGGACGTCCAATCCCCGCAGCCCGCAGGCACGACGATAACCTTTCAGATCAAGACCGAAGGCGGCAACGGCGGCGACCTGCTCTATCAGTTCGGCATCAAGCGCGGCACCAAATGGACAATGGCGCAACCGTTCTCGCCGTCCGACACTTTCGCATGGACACCGCAAGAGCCGGACAATTACATCATCGGATTTTATGCCAGGGAAGCCGGATCGCCGCGCGAGTTCGACAACTTCCGCTACCGGGCTTTCAGCATCACGGGCCGATAGGGATCAGCGCCACCGCCGCGCTTCGATCTTGCCATAGGCCGAGGTTGTGCTGACCGCAAAGCCGACCTGGGCTACAAGATAGATCGTGGTGGTGGCGCTGATATTGAATCTTCGGCACGGCGGTACCGAGCTTACGCTTGAGTTTCCTACCCCGCCGAAGATCGCTACGCCGGCATAATTCTTGTTCGTTTGATCGGTCGCGCTTGTCGGCAACGTCGCCGAAGTCGAATTCAGCCCGGCGTAAGCATAAGTCACCGTCGTTGTGGCTGCGCCCGTAAGCCCGAAATTTCCACATACATGCCAATCACCGGCTGTCAGCGATTTGCTGGTCACGTTCGCCAGCGTGTTGTTGGTCAGAGCGACCGGCGATGCGAGTTCAACCACCACGGACTGAAACTCGCCGAGACTGCCGGCGCTGGCATTGCTCGCATCGGTGACGCCAACGATGTCCGGCGTGGTGATCTGCGGCGATGTCCCGAACACCGCGACGCCGGTGCCGGTTTCGTTGGTCAGGGCGGCGGATAGGTTCGCGCTGGTAAACGAGCCGAGAGATGTCGCATTGCCGACGCTCGTGATCGCGCCCGTCGAGTTGGCGTTGGTGGTGACGTTGCCGGCGGTCAGACCCGCCGCCGTTCCGGTCAGGTTGGTAGCCACGCCGGATGCCGGCGTGCCGAGGGCTGGCGTAATGAAGGTGGCATTCGTCGCCGTGAGACCGGCAATGTTGACGCTAGAGATGGCGGTGCCGCTACCGCGCGTAACTGTCATCCATGTGGTGGCGGCACTGTTCGCATCATTGACCGCCCGAAACAGCAGGGCCGGTGCGCCTTGGGTAATGTCCCAATTTTTTTGATCGACGCCATTACTCGACATGTTCCACGCATATGTCGGTGCCGCGCCAGTCACCAAGAAAGCAGCATTTGATCCAACGCCGGTCACATTTCCCGTCTGCTGGCCGGTCCATGAATGCGCGGTCGAGAACACGTCCGCATTGAGCATCGCGGAGGTGACTTTGGTCGCGCCGATCGCGAGAGCAAGCGACCCGGCTGAGTTTGTTACATCGCCCGTGTGCGCGGGGAAATTCGCGGCCGGCAGCGTGACGAAATTTCCGAGGGTGCCGGCGTTATTATAGAGCAGAGCGGTATTGGTGCCGCTGGTGACGGTGGTGGTGCCGACAGTAATGTTAGAACCCGACGCACAAGTCGGGCATGAAATATTTCCTGTGCCGGCGGTAATTACCAGCGGGGCAGAAGCGGTCACGGCTGGCGTGCCGCTGCTTGAGCCAGGCGCCCAGGTCGGCGTTCCGCTAGGTGGCGGGTTTACCCGTAGCGATTGCCCGAGGCCGTCGGCAAGGTTGAGCGACGCCCACCCAAAGCCTGCAATGCCCAAGCCGGTCCCACCATTGACTGAGGGCATGACGGTGCCGTCAAACCTGTATCCGTTACTGGCAAGCTCGAACAGCATTTGGTCGCCGTTCTCGCGAATGCGGATGCCGCCGTTGCCCCAGTCGACCGATTTGGCGGCGGCCATGAAGTAGCTGCCGAACGGAATTGAGGCGCTGCCTACATCAGGATTGCTGATGTTCGCCGCGCCCGTGAACGAGCCGCCGGTGCAGGAAAGCGTGCTCCAAATGGGCCAGGCCGTGATCGCGCCTACCGCGGACACGCAAACATCCGACGCGCCGCTGATATTGGCAGACCCGAGCACCTTGATCGTGCCGCCGGTTATCGCGTTCTTGATACCGTTCACCATGAAGCCACTGGCATCGGCGATGAATGGATCATGGAGAATCACATCGGTGCTGGCGCTGGAAAGCAGAATGCCCCAGCGTCCCGCGTTGGCCGTATTGGGCTCGCGGATGATCGGCGTGATATGGATGTTTTTCGAATTGGTGGCAGTGATCAGGACCGTGTCCTGACTGCTGCTCTTTGAGTCCAGAAAAATATTGACGTCCCTTACGCTGTCGCCCTGGATGGCAACCGCCTCGACAGCGAACTGCACCTGAATATTTGCGGTGACGTTCGTAAGCGGCGCGAACGTCTGTCCCCCAAGGGAAAGGCCGCGATTGACGTTGTACCCGACCCCCGCCAGTTGAATGTTCTGCAAGCCGACGGCAGCGTTAAGCGTGCCGATATTGAACATGTTGCCGCCGATGTTGTCGGCGCTGACGTTGGTGGCTGTGAAATTGTGCGGGTTGACCACCGAAATCTGGTCTTTGACGCAATCCAGCGCGAGGTTGGAGCACGAAAAGCCGGTGATGACGATATTGCCGGTGCCGCCATAGAAGCCATGCTGGCCCGGGATGTTGTACGCGCGCGTGCTCGTTATCTGTCGGGTCAGTCCGGTGGTCGATACGCCGTAATTTCCGAAACTCAATCCCTGCGCCACGCCGGTGACCGTCGCACCGTTGATGTAGAGATTGTCGATCGCGCCGGCGGTGGTGTGATCGGCCAGACTAATGCCGTACTGATGATTGGCTTGCGACGTGATCGGCGTCGAATAGAGGTTGGTGCCTTCGATAAAGACGTCGTTGATGAAAATCCCGTTGCCGCCAAAAATCGCGATACCGTTCGTCCCGTTATTTTTGGTATGGACGCGATTGATGTACAGGTTGGTGCACGCGTCGCATTGGATTGCCCGGTCGTTGTGGCCGCTAATCCCGCCGTCGCCGCCCCACTCGCCTGCGGGGCAAGCCGCTGTCACCGCCTGGCCGATGTTGCCGCAGAAGGTGCCCTCGCCGTACAGAATGCCGCCGCTGATAATGACGTTCGCTACGGACGATCCGTAGAAAATCCTTGCTCCCCGCGTGTCCTGATGCAGAAACGCGCCCGCGTCCATCTCTATCCTCAAATCGCTGTGCAGGGTCAGCTGGGACGTGAGCTTGTAGTTGCCGTAGGCGATCCGGATCTGGTTGTTAGCGGTGATGCAGGCCTGCAAAGCTGCGGTGGCGTCGGTCGCGCCTGTGTTGTCCGCACTGCAGACAACGATGCTGCCGAGGCACTGTTTCAGGTTGCCGACCGTGCCGTCGGCGCAGATCGTCGCGCTGTCGACCAGCGGCAGCCGAACATTGCCGGTGCCGCTGCTCGACCGGCAGACCGGCGTCTTGCCGTCAACGTCGAAGCCCAGGAAGCCCCCGGAACAAATCGGCGGCAGCGGCAGCAGGCCGACCCCCTGCACGCCCGGCGCGAATACCAGCGAGCGGCCGGTGAAGTCGTTGGTCTTGTCGTAGAGCTCGCGCAGCGTCGCGGTGGTGTCGGTCAGGCGCAGGTTGAGATCGCGCGCCGGTGCACCGCGGCTTTCGGAGAACTGCGAGGTCTGCCGCGGACGGCGGGCGCCGACGATCTGCACCGTCCCGGTCTGCGGCGAGGTGAATGTCAAGACGGCATTGGTGATCGGCCGGGCGAGATTTGAAAATGGGCCCGACGGGCTGGTTAGCGTCCAGCCGTGGGACGGATCGGTGGAATTGACGCGCGTCCCGTTAACGAAAACCTCGATCCAGCTGGTGAAATCGGTCCCGTCGCCGTACAGCGCGAAATTGACCGCGCAGGCGCAGGTCGAGGTTGTGAGGCTGTAGGACTGCCGGCGCTCGGTATCCGGCAGCGCCGGGACCGGTGCGGGGACTTGCGCAAAAGCGGGCGCGAGGCCGGCGGCGAGCACAAGGGCGAGGATGGCGCGGCGGATGAGATTTCCCATGGCGGGAAGGTTCCGCCATGGGACTCGGCTCGCAACGCACCACGGATCAATGCCGCTCTGGCTTGACCTTCATCTCGATGCCGAAGGCGTTGTTTCCGGCGGCTTCCACCTGATTGAACAGCCCGCGCAGGTAAAACACGTTCTGGCCCGCCACCAGCCGCCGCAGAGCCTTGGAATCGGCCTCGCTCCATTCCGACGGCTTCGACGCCCCGGATGCCACGCTGAGGATGCCCTGAATTTTGCCTGCCGTCGGGCCGAGCAGCTGATCCATCGCCGACCGCGAGGCAAAGCGGGACAGCGGCTTGTCGGCTCCGATCATGCGGTAAATGTCGAGCCCGCCCCGGGTCGCCTTGGACGCCATGGCGTTCGCCTCCTCGAACCAGCCGAGCAGGTTACCCTTCGATATGGCTTCCTTGATCCAGTCTTGCGGCTTGTCGCTGGCCGGGGCGCCGCCGGTGAGCGAGCCGATCTTGTAGGACAGCATGCCGAGGCCCATGGAGAAGATCAGGCCCTGCAAAACCTGCGCATCCCGGCGCTGCAGGTTCGCAATCAGGATGCGCTCGTTCGCCGCAGCCGTGAAGCTCTTAAACTGCCCCATGGCGTTGACGACCTGCTGGGACATCCACAGCGGCTTTTCCTGCCCCGGCGTCACCACGGAAATATCGGCATCGCGCGCCACCGCGCCCTCGAACACGCGGCGCGCCTCCTTGTCGGTCCAGTCGGCGGTGTTCGGCAGGTGCACGCCGTCGCGGACTTCGCCGCCCTTCTCGAACGCCTTGGCGATGCGCTCGGCCATGTGCGGCTCGATGCCGGATTCGCCGAGCGTCCGCAGCATCCGCGCCGAGGCCGTGCCGCCCGCCGCCGCCTTGGCCGCGCGCAGGATCTCCGAACCGGCCACCAGCGAGGCGTTGATCTTGGCAAAGTCGGTCCACGGCCCAAGCAGGTTGACCATCTGGAATTTGCCAGTCGCCCATTGCATCGTGCGCTCAAGCCGGTTCTGCGGATGATAGCTGTCCAGCGTGTCAGTCAGCGCATGGTGACGTTGGGCCAGCACTGATTCCACGGCGATGCCCATGGCGCGATACTGCCGCCCGGCCTCTTTCCAGATGTCGTCCTGCCGGGTCAGCATCTTGAAAAACGGCACCCATGCATCGTTGAAGGTGTTGACCAGGCCGTGCCGCATCACGGTTCCCGCCATGTCCGGCAGCGACGACAGCGCGGCCGAGCCGAGCGAGGTCAGCACGTTGTAGTTTTTGATGACGGCGGTGGTGCGGGCGATGTTGCGCAGCGGGCCTTCCGGGGCGATGCCATAGACGCCGCGGATGCGGTCGCGGATGTCGGCCAGATCGCTGATGACGCCCTGCCGTTCGGTTTCCAGCGCGGTGCGGGCCTTGTCCGACTTCGCCGACGCCGACAGCGCGGCATATTCATCGTTGATCTTGCGGAACGCCTCGGTCATCCGGACGTCGCCAAACTTCTCGGTCAGCAGCACGTCGGGCACGATGGTGCGCAGATGGGTGGCCACGATGTGGTCGATGTTGTTTTCGAGGAAGTCGCGGATCGTGGCGTCGGGAATATTGAACTCGCGCGCCGCAAGCGGGCCGCGGGGCGGTTCGCCGCCGCCCTTGAAGCCGATTTCGGGACCGCCGTTGCCGATGTCATAGGGCAGCCGGCCGTCGGGCGAGCCGATGATGCGGTCGGTGATCTGGTCGGCACGGCCCTGCAACTCAGCACGCTCAAGGTCGCGGGGCGATTTAAGGATATCGGCCACCGCGCTGTCGACCGCCTTGTCGGCCGACGTAAGTCTTTCGTCCTTGCCTTTGTAGGTTCCTGCCGCCTTCTGTGCCTCGCGCGCCTTCACCGCCTCGGCCCGGGCTTTCAGAGCTCTTTTGGCCTCAACCGTCGTTTTGCCATCCCACGCCCCGATTTCCTTTTCGATCTTGTCGCGCATCAGATCATGATTCTGGATTTCCTCGGCGAGATGGCCTTCCAGTTTCTCGATTTCGGACAGCTTCGCGGACGCGCGGTCGGCCAGCAGGTTTCCGCGCTCGCGGGCCAACGTCTCGAATAGCGCGCCGCCCCGGGCCTTTTCGATCCCCTTTCCTGGGACGTCGACGCGAATTCCCCCGTCGTTACGATATTGAGATTCCCGAAGTTGTTCGGAACGACGGTTCGCGGCCTTGTTGAAGCGCGTGGTTTCTTCCTGCCGCGCTGCAATGACATCGGTATCTTTCGACAACCTGTCGATTTGGCCTTCCAGCTTCTCAATGGTCGCACGATGCGATTCCAGCGCGCCATGGAACAGCCCGATGCGCTCCTGTGCCTGCGCCTTGGCAGCTTGGTCGCCGGCGAGCCAGTCGGTCACCCGGTTGACAAACTCCGGACGGCGCGCCGCGATGGCCTGCTTGTTGTAAAGGCGCTGCATATAGCTGTCGGCGGTTTTGACATCGACGCCCTCGGGCAGCAGTCCGGCATCGATGGCGCGTTTTTTCCACGGCTCGAACACGTTGTTGCGGACGAACTGCGCGGCCATCTGGACCTGCGGGATTTCGTGCACGTCGCCATTGCGGCCGGCATCGGTCACCGCCTGCGCGAATTCCTGATAGCTCATCTTGCCCGGTTCGCCGCGGCCTGTGATGCCATCGAACAGTGCCTGCGCGCGTGGGGCCATCTTCTGCTCGCCGTAGCGGTATTCGGAGAACAGCCGCGACATCTCGTCGGTGTGCGCGACCTGCAGCTGGTTGATGAACAGCCGGGCTTCGCGGTCGACTGCCGGGCCCGCCGTCGTCACCTTGCCCTCAAGGTTCTCCTTCATCAGCAGCGCCGTCTCGCCGAGGTCCGCGCCGGTGCGCCGGGCCGTGACACTCTCGGCGCCAAACACCCGCTGCATCGGCGAGGTCTTTTCCACAACGGTGCGGACGCCGGGGATTTCGGACAGGCCGAACGGCACGAGTTCGATCTTGCGGGTGTCGGATGCGGCGGCGCCAGCGGCAATTGCGTATCCGGTGCCGGTTGGCGCGCTTCCCGGCTTTGATATGTTGAGGCCATCGACGCCGAATTTTGAGCGAAAGAAGGCGTTTCCTTCCGTGGTCCTCGGCGAGGTTGATATCGGCGTGTTTGGAAACTCGTCGAAAATATCGTTGACAAGCTGCGCGGCGTACCCTTTCCGGCGAGCCTGCGGGAGCGTTTCTATTTTCTGAATTGAAATTCCGTGTTCGTCGTTCAGAATGATATGCGCCTGCGCCACTACATGATCGCCGACCGTGACGGTTTTTGTGCCCATCTGCGCGCCCGGCCCATAATCGTACAGATTACCGGTCGCGCTGACCGTCCCAACGCCAGCGATATCATCCGACACTTTCTGGCCGTGAAAATCGACATCCTGAAAGTCCGGCCGTGGCTGTGGCCGGCCGACACCCGGATTCCCCGCGTGTTCGTTGACCGCCGCGCGGTCGGCGTGCAGCTGGGCCTCGATCTTCACGCGCTCGGCAGGGCTGAGAAGTCGCACCGCCGCACCGCCGAGCAACGCCGTCAACAGCGTGCCGCTGGCGACGTTGATGGCCGATTCCTCATAGGTGCGGGTTTGCTGGCTGGCGTGCAGCAGGGCTTCCTGCGCGACGGTCTGCAGCAAGCCGGCCTTGCCCATTTCGACGGCGGCCTTGGTGAAGGTCAGGCCGCCCTTGGCCGCGTCGATCGCTACGCCCCCGGGCAGCAGCATGGTCGGGTCGAGCATGCCGGCGACGGTCTGCGCGACGAAGCCCATCTTGCCGTTGGCGGCGAGCAGTTTCCGGTCGCGGGTTTCGGCGTCGATCTGGTCCTTGATCGACAGCGTTTCCGCCGGCGATTGCGAGCCGACGAACTTCTCGCCGTGTTCGAGGAAATAATTCGGCTCCTTCCAGCCCTTGATATCGCCGACCGGGTTGTAATCCGGCACCGGGGCAAACGAGCCGGAATTGCGCATGGCGTGAAAGGCCGACATGACGCTGTTGGATTGCCGAAACGCGGCGCCGAACACGTCGGACGGATCGGCCTGCGCGGCTGCTGTCGGCGCGATTCCTTCCTCGGCGCGGTAGCCGAACGCGGGATCGGGGGCGACGTCGATGGCGGTCATTCCCCTTGCTCTTTCGCATTGTAGCGTTCGAATACAGCGTCGAGATGAGCCCGCAGCTCGTCACTCATTCCGCGTTTCCAACCACTATCAGCTATTCGTTTTTGCCAGACTAAGGCTATACAGCCCGCCTCGTGAGCAAGAGCATAACAGCCGCGCTGAAATGGCCCGTGATCCGGATCGATCTCATGGCGGGGGCACTCATCGCACGCCTTCAAATCACGCAAATAGCAGCATAAATCCCAAACCATTTCGTCAGGGCAGCCGCCCTGACAATTAGCTTCGAACGCTGTTACGGCGCGCCGATGTGATTTTTTGATAGGTAGGGACATGATATTATCGGTCATGGCATCACGCCGCCACCTGCGCCTTGCAGCGCCGGATCAAGGGAGCGGTAGAAGTCGGACGCCAGTTTCGCCTTCTGCAGGCTGTCGCCATGCTTGGCGATATGGTCGGACGGATCGAACGCGACGCGGCCCGGCAGGATGTCGAGCGTGCCATCCTTGCGCTTGATCGCCACCTGATAGGACGGGGGGCGCCCTGCGGCGATCTCGGCCTGCGTTTGGCCGTCCGACATGACGCGGTCGAGCGTCCATTGCCGGGTGACGCCGGCGTTGCCGAGGTTGCCGAGCAGCGTCCGGTCGATCTCGGGCCCGGCGCGCTTGGTGATCCATGCCGTCAGGTCCGGCTTCATCCAGTCATGCGAGCCGCCGATCGCCGGGTAGTAGCGCTCGGGCGGGTTTTTCATCACCTGATTGCCGGCGGCTTCCGACGGGCCCCATGTCGATTTCAGCCGCTCGACGGCGAGACTTTCCGCCTTGCTGGCTTCGACGCCATACTGTCGCAACGACGAATAGGCCTCGCGATAATCAGCGCGCATGGCGCCGGCGGTGATGCTGTCGAAAGGCGCGTTCGGCGTCGCGCCGGTCACCACGTTGGCGACGCGGGACAGGATCGGAATGCCCCATGACGTGCCAAGCTGATAGGCGACGTTGGCGGGGGTCATCTTGTCGCTTTCGGTATCTGCCTGCTTTTCGGCCTCCTTGCGCGCTTTCAAGGTGCTCGGGTCATCCGCCGCATTCAGGCGCTCGGCGAGCTCTGTGGCATTGAACGTGCCGCGCAGCCCCTGCCACGCCTGCAGTTTGGTGATCGCGGAATCGCCCAGCGTCTCCTTGGCATCGGCAGGGTTATCCCGCCACAGCCGGTCGGCGACACCCATAGCGGTCGACATCTTCACCGGGTCCTTGCTCGACATCATGCTGGTCAGCGAGTCCGTGAAGCCTTTCTGCTCAAGCAGCGACGACATCTGGTCAGGGTTGAGGCCAGCCGCGATGCTCGAAAGCACCTGCGCGCCGGCGGGACCGTCAAGCGCGGCCTGCAGCTGCGGCAGGTCGGTCTTGTCGAGCACCGGCGGCGGCGGCTGATGGTTCATGGCGGCGATGCGCTCGGAAGCCGCCACGCGCTCGGCCAGCGCCGCCGGGATGGTGTCGAGCTTGCCGGGATTGATCGGCGCCACCGGCTTGATCCAGCCCCGGGTCGCGGCCTCCTGGTACGGCCGGTCGGCAAGGTTCTTCTCGGATTTGTCGTATTGCTCGAGCGCGGCCTTTGCCACGTTCATGTGGTGCTGGTCCTGCCCGTTGGTCGCGGCGCGGTATTCGGCGATCACGGCGTCGCGCTGCGGCTTTTCCAGCTGCGCCAACGTTCCGCCGAGCAGCCGGCCGTTCATGACCTCGGCGACGGGGCCGAACTTCTCCGGGTATTGCGCAGCGGTCTGGTTGACCAGCGCGACATCCTCGGCGCGCGGCAGCAGGCCCATGTCGGCCGCCTTGGTGACGCCGGCAGCCGCTTGGGTGGCCGACTGGATGCGCAGGCTTTCATCCGCGGCGATGGTGCGGACATAGGCCGAGCCGAGGAACGGGTTGCGCTGCAGCTGCTCATAGGTGAAGCCGGGCGCGCCATTGGCCGAGGGAGCGATGGCGCCGGCGGGCTGCCTGCCGCCGGGCAGCGACGACCACTGGCCGGACAGATGGCGCGGCACATCCGATATCGCGGCCGCATCGCCGGATTTCAGGACGCCGAGCAGGTCTTTGCCGGTTTTGGCCCGGTATTCGGTCTGCGCCAGATCCCACGCGGCGGCGTCCTGGTTGGCCGGCGTGAAGTCGACGAGACCGAGTTTTGCCTTTTGCGCATCCCAGGTCGGCGCGATGAACTGATAACGGCCCGCGGCGGATGACGTCTTGCCGGCGTCGGGTCCAGAGGTGATCGGCTCGGCGACGCGGGGGTGATCGCCGAACCCGGCAAACGGCTTGCCGCCGTAGCGCACGTCGTACCGGCCGCCGGATTCGGTGCCCGCGATGCTGTCGAGCAGTGCGCGGCCCTCGGGCGGAATGGCCGGGTTAACCACGCCCGTTTTGGCGATGCCGAGCACCTGGGCCTGCACGGCCTGCGGCAGGGTCGAGATGCCGGTCAGGCTCATCCGCATGGTCGATGCGGCAAGGATGCGGTTGGCGGATTCCGGGTCGCCGCGGTCGATCGCTTGCCGGACCGACATGCCGATGATCGGGTCAGTCGGCGTAATGACGCCGCTGGCGATGTTCGTTTCCAGTTCGCTGACGATCTTGCGGCCGGCGTCGATCTTCTCCTTCGCATCCGCCGTGAGGTATTGCAGCCGCGCCATGCCATGCGCGAACAGCCGGTTGCGGTCAGCCTCGCTGAGATCAGGGTTTTGCAGCACGCCATCGGTCAGGGCCTTTTGCGCGTCGCCCTTGCCCTTTCGGGTGAAGGTCTCGTCGATGTGGCTGACCAGCGCCTCGCCCTGCACAAGCGCCTTGAAGTTCTTCACCTCCAGGTCGATCTGGTCCTGCGGCATCTTGAACAGCGGATTGGCGCCGAGGGCCTGATAGGACGCCTCCAGCCGCTCCGAGGCACGTTTGAATTCCGGGGTGTCCGTGCCGCCCGGCTGCCGCGCCAGCCCCTGCAGCGTGTTCTTCTGGTCGGTGATGGTGGCCTGAATCGACTTCTGCTGGTTGGTGATGTCGAGGTTGGCCGCGGTGTTCGTGATCGAATTCAGGTTTTGCGTCTGCAGCTGCCGGCCGTGCTGCAGCACGGCCGCGCCGGCTTCGCCGCCACCATGATCGTATTTAGCAAGGAAGGAATCGCTCGCTACACGAAATCCTTCCGGGTCCGTCGGAAAATTGACGTGGAATTTCGTCATTTCCTCGGACAGCACGTTGCTGTGCTGCGCGATGGTTCCGGCCTTTACCGCTTCATGGTAGACCTCGCCGGCGCGCCCGAAGATCATGGAATTGGCCGGGTTGACGACGCTGACCGATCCGTCGGGATTGCGGACGACTTTCTGTTCGGCCAAGTCCTCGCCCGCCTGCTCGCGGGCCTGCTTGACGGCAATGGACATGGTGGCGTCGGCGACCTTGCCGAGCGCCGAGGCCATGCGGTCGGTTTCCTCGATCATGTCCTTTCGCGAGACCGACGAGGTCGGCGCTGTCGTGGTGACTAGGCGTTCGGGTGCGAGCGGGAGATCAACCATCACTCACCGCCCTTACCTTCGCCGGCCTTACCGTTGAAGCCTGCAATACCCTTGGCGATGCCGGCCGCGGCGGTGATGCCACCGCTCAACAGCGCGTGAGATGCGGCCGAGCGATAATAGGCCGCATCCGCGCTGTCCTGCCGGGATTGCTGCAGGATGCTGTTGACGGCGATGCTGCGCTGGTCGTTGCCGATCTGCGCCTGGTTATCGAGCACGGCCTGGCCGGTCGGGGAGTTCGGGTCGGCGCGCGCGGCGGCGCGGACGGCCTCGATATTGCCGAGCGTGGTGTTGAGGCTGCGCGCCATGAACGCGCCGGTCTGCGCGGCTTTCAGTTCGCCGTACTTCGCGGCCGTGTCGAGTTTGGCGGCCTGAAATTCGTCGGCGTCCGCGACGCCTTGGGCTTTCAGCATAGTGGCGTAGGCCGACAATCCTATCGACGCCAGCGAATTGCCGCCGACCGCGCTGCCGCTTCCCGAGGCGCCCATTATGCCGTTCCCTTCATAGCGTGACCTCGATTGCGATCTCGGCAATCAAAAGCGTGCCAGGCGTATCCTTGATGATGGCGACGCGAGGGTCGAACGTGCGGCCGACCGGGCGCCAGCTTTCGACCGTCTCGCGCGAGTGCGGCGCTATCGCCGGGTCATCGTCCTGAGCCCACATCGGCACGCGGTGAATGTTCATGATGTCGCCGAGATGTGTGGTGCGGGTCTGGCGTCCGGAGAACAGCCGGGCCATCAGGAAGCCGGTCGAGTTGATGACGTAGGCCGCGAACCGGGAGACGCGGCGCCGGGTCATGCGCTGGCCCATGTCGGCGCCCGATGGCGCGTCGGGGCAGAACGGCTCAACCGTCATGGTCCATGGCCGGCCGGCGGCCAGCGCCACGTCGGTCAAATCTTCGCCGCCGGTGAACTGCGGGATAATGAAGCCATCGGCGTCGATCACGTAATCGCCCATGGTGCGATCGGTCCGCAGGCTGACGGTCTGCAACGGTATCCACCACAGCGGCCCCTTGCCCGGCGGTGCTTCAAACGCGGATGGCACCGCGTTGACCCGGAATGCTGCGTCGAGGAATTGCGTATCGTCGAGGATTTCGACCACCGGCACGCCGAAATAGGTGGTCGTGAACAGCACGTCTGCGCTCCATGCCGACACCCAATTCACGGTGCCGACGCCGGACCACGGGCCCCAGCCTGCCGCGCCGATCTGGCCCTCGCCGAGGGTGTATTTGCCGACCGCCATGGAGCCGTCGGCATTGAGCACATAGGCGTAGCGCTCGTTGAACGTGCCGTCGGCGGTCGGCACCGCAATCGCAACGATGTTCGAAAACAGATGCGAATGAAATTCGCTGAGGTTCCTGGTGTTGAACGGGCGGTTGTAATTGCCGGCCGCGATAATCGCCATGACGCTGTTGCGTCCGGCATTGACGTAAAGGATCGCTTCCTGCGACGCCCGCGGCTGCACCTGGGCGCAACCATCGCTCGAAAGCGCCTGGAAACCGACGCTGCCGGGCTTGAGCGGGTTGGAGGCGTCGATCCTGATGTAATACAGCTTGTGGTCGCAGAACACGAATTCCGAGCTCTCCGGTCCCGGCACCACATGGAACACCCGCACTTTGTCCGGCACGATTTCGAAGATCGCATCTGACGGGTTTGGGCCGACGTACAGATCGGTCGGCGAGTTGATCGCAGACCAGCCGATGCCGCCGGGCACGGACGCAAAATCGCAGAACCCGAGCCGGAACTGATCGGCAAATACCGAGGCGGGATAGCCGCGATAGCCGTTCATCACCTCTTCATCCCAAAGCGTCACGCCGATGGTCGGATTGTCGATCGCGCCGGCCGAGCTTATGACGATGCTGCCTGCCGGGCCTATCAGCGTCTCGTTGATGACGAACGAGACGGTTTGTTCTTGCTGATCGCCGCCTGGGGGCGGCGCGTTCACGCTGATGCTGGTCGCGTTCGTCGTGATCAGTTGCACCTCGATGCCGCCAACGCCGATCGCGGTGATAAGCCCCTTCGATCCGGACGTTTTGCCGTTGACGACATCGCCGATCGAAAAGCTGGGGCGAGGGTCGCTGGTGGTCCCCAGCTGCTGATGCCCGGGCAGCGATTCCATGATCGTCACCGTGGCGTGGTAGGCGTCGGCAACGGCGGTGATCAGCATCTGCCGGTTGCAGAAGCGCATGCGGGTATTGACGTGGCCCGGGTTGTTGAACACCGGCGCGGACGCCAGCAGACTGACCCCTACCCCGGACCGTGCGCCGGGCAGCAACGTGATGCCCTGCTGGCTGATGCGATAGAACGGCGTGCGCTTTTGGTTGGCGCTGGTGAGTTCGGTGAAGTCCGAAATCGTCCATGTCGACACGCCGTCCCAGGTCAGAACCTGCGGTATCATGTCGTGACCATAGGTGATGTAGATCGACATGCCGAACAGCGCGTAAACGATCTCGCCGAGCCTGTCTTCGGTCCATGGCAGCCCGCCGGCGCCAAGGGCGCGCGCAGTGAAGTTCGCCACCGTGCCGCCGATCGAGTCGATGATCTTGACCCGGAACGCGGCAAACTGAATGTCAAATACATGGCCCGACGAAATGGTGAAGCGCTCGGTTCGCTTGCCGCCTTCGATGACGGGATAAAGCGCGCGGCGTCCGGACCGGTTCTGCACGGCGCCGGAATTGAGGATGCGGGCGTTCGACATCTGCCGCAGCCCGGTTTTGCGGGCCGGGTGATCGTCAGAGCGCTTGAGCGCGACGTCGATCTCGCCGGATGAGAAGTCGCGCTGCGAACCCTGGATTTGACGTGCCATGGGTCACTGTCCGGTCGAGCTGCCGAAACGGCCGAAGCGGCGCGCCGCCGTCATGCGGGATTTGAACATCGCACGCCGCGGCTTCTGCATGTCGTGGCGCGATTTCGCATCCTCGAGCAGCGCCTTGCCGGAATTCCACATCCGCTCGGCCTGGCCGACATCCTCGTGCAGGCCGCGGTAAATGCCGGACATGACGAACGCCTGCAGCGCGCTGACAAAGGTCGGCGTGCCGAATGTCGGGTCAGCATTGGTGGTGAAGATGCCCTTGATCTTGACCGTGCCGCCGCCCGCATCGACCGCCAGCTGGTTGTTCAGCAGATCCCAGGTGCACGGCAGGTCATTGAGCAGCACCAGGATCAGGTGGACCAGATCGACCGGCAGGTCATAGGCGCTGTCGTATTGCGTATCGGCCGGGGCGGTTGGTGAGGGCTGCAGCGTCCTGATCTCGGTCAGTTGCCGCCAGCCGTGGGATTCCAGCATGTAGGCCAGTGCCCGCTCATAGGCGGGCGAGGCTACATTCCATTCATCCGAGCCATCGTCCTCGATGTTGACAAGCGTATCGCCGCACTGTCCCAGCGCGGAGTTGATGATTTCGAGCTTTCCGAGGGGCCATTGAACTGCCATGCCGCACGCTCTGCCGCGCGAGGGTCAATCGCAACGCACCGCTGAGTGGAGGCTGTGGCCTTCTCGCGAAGTTTTTAGGACTTGGCGCTCGCCGCGGCGATCTTGTCGGCCTCGGTCTTCTCGCGCACGATCCGCTCGTCGTCGGTCTCGGCAGCGCGCTTCCTGATCTGCGCGGGACTGAGCGGCTTGCGGGCGGTCGGATCTGGACGCGGCGGCGGCGAAGCGACCAGCGCCTCGTCGGCGGCAACTTGATCGGCGATCGCCTGTTCTTCGGCTCGCTTCTTTCGGAATGCAGCCAGCCGCTCGTTCGCCGCGGCAACAGCCTTCGCGTGTTCGTCGATGGCGGCCTGTTCCTCGGGTGTCGGCGGTACGGGCTCGGGCGGCAACGGCGCTGGCGGCTTGAGGCCGGCAGCCTTGGCTTCCTCGGTCTCGCGGGCGTGACGTTCGGTAAGCGTTTCGCGCGCCTTTGCCGCATCTTCCGTCGACCACGGCTCAAAACTCCATTCGCCGGGGAAGCGTGATACCGCGCTGTGCGCGTCGATCGCGTAGGGGAACGTCTGCTGCCCGTCGATGACGTGATAGGCGACCGCCGACATATTGGAATCGATCTTGATAGCAGCCATGGTCAGTCCTCGGTTAGACGTCGATGCCGGCGCGGCTGATCCATGACGAGACCGTCATGGATGGCGTAGTGCCGGCGGCGATCAAGCGGCACTTCAGATAGCGGTAAAGGATGCGGCACGACAGGTTGGTGAACGGCTTCTGCTGCAGCATGCCGGCCAGACCGGTCGGCGGGATCGCAGGCGTGGCTCCGAGCAGGGTGGCGATAACCCGGTTGGCGGCCAGCGCTGCGAAATCGTAGAAAGCAAGCAGTTCCACGTTGCCGTTGCCGAACGCGGCATCGTTCGAGCCCAGCAGCGCGAGCTGATAGGTTTCATCGGTTGTGGTGAAGTCGAGCGCCGTGATCTGGATGTTCCAGATACCGTCGGTGCGGCCCACTGCGGACACCGGCTTGGCACCGCCGAGATCGACGATGCCGGAATTGAGGTTGTTCAGATACCCGGTCGCGGTCAGCGTCTGCGCGTCACAGAACGCCAGCATGGCGTCGAACGGGCACGGGAACTCGGAGATTTGCGAGGGGATCGCGAGGGCGGTCAAGGCCATTGGGAATTCTCCTTAGGCCACGATGGTGGCGTTGGTGACGGAATCGAGCCGGGCAAGCGCCTTGGGATGCTCGCGGGCGAAGCCGAAGTCCCACTTGACGTGCGTGGAATCCATGGGCTGTCCGACGACCGGACCTTCCGGAATGACCGTGAGCGGCGTCTGCTCGATGCAGTAGAAGCCGCCGGGCCGGAACGAGACGCAATAGATCGAGGAGGTGACGGCAGAGCCGCCGCCGCTTGCCACTTCGGTGAAGGGCAGCAGGTCCGGCGAGTCGTCCGGCTCGTAGCCGAACAGGATCGGCAGGCCCTTGAATTTGATGATGCGCCGGCCGAAATCGTCCTCGGCATAGCCGACGGTCTGGTTGACCAGGGTGTTGTTGCGCGCCGCGGTGTCCCATTGCGGCATCAGGCTGCGCGGCATGATCCAGTGCGTCGGCTTGTTCACGCGCCAGTAGAGCGCGTCCATATTGGCGAGCGACAGCGCGGCGCCGCCGGATGCGGCGGAATTGTGAATGAGGTTGCCGGTGTTTGCCGTGGCGTCGAGGCATCGTACCTGAATGCCGTTCGGCGTGCGGACGTTCGAGGAGTGGTCCGACTTGATCAGCCCCTGTGAGAAGAACTGGCCGAGCGCGATGCTCACCAACTGTTCCTGCTTGTACTTCCCTTCCGGTCCGAGCCGATCGATCATGGCGCGGTCGGCGAAGATGTACTGATCCAGGAAGAAGGTGTCTTCCTCGCGCAGGTTGAAAGTGCCGGTGCCCTGACCGCCGGCCTCGTTGAGACCGCGCTGCGCGACGGGCGGCAGCGACGCGATGTCCATAAAGGCGCGCTTGCCGCGCTGGGCGGCCAAGACCGGACACGCCATCATCACGTCGGATTCCCGGACCATGTTCTCGACGAAGGTGCGGGTCGGGTCGCTCTCCGGGATCGACTTGTAATATTCGACGAAGTTGGTCGGGGTCGTGATCGTGGTGGTGAGCGAGACCATTTAGATATCCTCCGTCTAAGCCGTTTTCCGGGCGCGCAACTGTTCCTGCGCATGCCGTTGCTGTGCGAAACTCATGGTGGCGAAGCCGGGGATTTCGTTGTTGTCCGGCGGAACGCGGTGCTGCTGCGAGAACGAGGCAGCGCCTTGCGAGGTGATGCGCGTGATCAAACGCTCCCATGCTTCGACCTGACGCGCCGTCACCAGACCGGCGGCGAGAGCCGCGGCGTCGCGCTTGTCCGGCGTCGGGTCAGCGCCCTTCAAGAAATTCAGAACCGCGTCGACACGCGCGCCGGCATTGGCGCCGAGCTTCGCCTGTTCGGCGGTGCGGGCGGCCTCGATCTGCGCTTCCTCGCCAACCTTGGCGGCGGCATAGAGGCCGAGCATTTTGGAGAAGCCGGCCTGCGACATCCCCTGCGCGTGCGCTTCGGCGCGAGCCTGCGCCAGCAGCGGGTCGGCCATATCGAACTTGAATTCGACGCCGGCGGGCGGCTTGAAGTCAGGAGGCAACTCAATCTTGTAATCGTCGGGCTTCTGCGGGCGCGATAGCGCCTTCACATCTTCCGCGGCCTTGAAGGTCTTGAGCTCGTCGCGCTCTTTCAGGTCCTTGGCGAGCGCGACCGGATCGACCTTGAGGGCTTTCGCCTCGGCGTCCCAATAGCTGTCGGGAATGCCGTCGGGCCGCTCAGCCGTCGTCGCGGTCGTAGCCGGGGACGCGGGTTTCGGGTCCGATGCGGCGACCGCCGGGCTGGCGGGCGGGTCCGACGCGGCGGGGTTCTGCGGCGGGGACGACAATGGGCTGGTCACCGCTGCCGGTGTTGCTGCCGCTGGTGCTGCTGCTTGTTCGCCCGCCACTTTCCGCGATTCCCTTGGCCATGAGACCGATTAGCTTCGCGGCGAACATCCTTTCCCCGTTGTCGGCTTGCAACGCACCAGCGTCGGCCGTGCCGAGCACCAGCATCATCCTGCGCTGCAGAAAAACGTAGAGATCGGCGCCATCAGGGGTGCGGGCGATGCGGTCGAGCGCTGCAAGGCACTCTGCGGTGGTGGGGTGGATTTCGGTCATGCGCCTGGTCCTGGTGCTGCATTGCCTGCATCGGAGACGTGCCGCGCACCGGCGAGCTGCTCCATCTGGTCGACCGCCTTCTGGACTTGATCAAGCGGGCGCAGCTTGATCAGGGAGACTTCGGTTTCTTCAAGCCAAGCCTCCATCGTTGCGCGGCCATCGACATTGATCTTGAATTCCTCGGGGAACATGCCGCCCAAGGTTCCCGCAGTGCGGGTCGCCTCGGCGACGGCCTGCAATTTGGCGGCGGCCTGCGCAGGGTTGCGCGGCAGCATCGCCACCGCGCGACCGTCGATAGTGAGCGGCACAATCGTCTTTGAGGCTTCCAGCAGATACTTGAACCGCAGGAATATCTGCGAAAGATCGCGCCAGAACGACAGGCCGGGCGTGCCGATGCGGCGCTGCATCCGCGCGCGCTCGTCAAGCCATTGCGTGGCGGTCGGCGGTGTGTCGCCGCTCTGCTCGGGCAGGTCGACGTAGAACAGCTTTTGCAGCTTCTTCAGTTTCTTCTCATAGGCGTAGTTTTCCGGATTGGCGGGCGGCGCCTCGTAGATGTTCTTGATCGCCTTCTCATCGCCCGGCCGGATCGGATACGCCATGCCGGATTCGAAGCCCTGCTCGACCGCGGCAAATCCATCGTTCGGATAGGTGACCGGTGGCCGCAGCGATAGCTCGGCGTTCTCTTGCAGCATCAGTTCGGCTTCATCGATCTGGCGCAGCGAGGGCAAGCCCTGGATCAGCGGGCCGAGAGCGAACGGCGAATCCGGGGACGGATTGAAGCGGCCGATCCACAGCGGGCAGCAGCCCTCGCCCTTGATCTCGACGTGGTGGACAAGATTGTTGCCGTTCTTGCCGACCATGACGACGTGCTCCCAAACCTCGTCGTCATTGCGGTCCCATTTACGCCAGAAACCCCATACGACTTGCGTGCGATCCTTGGCCTTTTCGGTTAGCTCCTTTTTGAGTTCTGGATTGATCTTGTTCCAGATTTCCTCGCCGACCAGCTCGCGGACATGGACGTTCCGCGTCGAGCGCACGGCGAAACGGTCATCGATGTCGCCATAGGGTCCGAGGTTGATTTCCAGTTCGCGCAAGGGGATTGCGGAAACGACGATGGGGCGGGAGGGATGCGGGCGGGCGATCCATAGCCCCACGGTGCCGATGCCAAGGTCCGGATAGAAGCCCTTCGCAACTTCCGGGTAGAGGTTCGAAGCGCGCATGGCGTTGAAAATTGCCAAATCGTTTTTCTTGGCCTGTTCCTTGACCTGATCCCAAACGCCATCCGGCAAATCCATGCCGCGGCCGCTGACACACCACGGCTTGTCCGGCGACATGAAGGCCTGCACCACTTCGGTGGTGAAGTCGCCGCAAAGAATGAACGCTTCATCGGTGTTCAGTTCGGCGGCGTCCTGCATGCGCGTGACCGTCGTCGACGAAGCCGAGTCCATAAGGCGGCTTCGGTGTGGCGAGGCAAAGAAATAGCACTCGCGGAAGTCCATCTCCCACGGGCCCTTTATCGCCTTCGCGGCGGCGCGGCGGTCGCGCGCCTCGATCTCCAGCGTGGCGTCGGGAGATGGTGGTGCTTTCGGTGGGGCCTTTGCCATGGTTAGGCCGCGATCGGCGGGGTGGTGGGCAGCGCGGTCATGCCGGAATTGGCCAGCGCCAGCTTGGTGCCGTAGCGGGTCATCAGGTTGGCGGTGTCAAGCTGCGCCTGGGATTGCAGACTTGCGATCAGCGACTTCTGCGCCTGCGCCTGTTCGGCCATCAGGTTCGGGTCGGTCGCTAGTTCTGGCTTTGCCGGCTGGCCCATCGTCGCTTACAATTCCGCCCACCTTGGGTGACGAGAGGTGGCGGAACAAGGCGTCGGGGCGCAACGCACCCGAGCGGACGCCGATCAGGTGCGCGACCGCCGTGGTGCAGAACATGCCGAGCCGCATCAGCGGCAGGCCGTCGTGCCGCGTCTCGACCGTGACGACGCAATTTCCGGTGACGATCGCAGCAACGGTGGCCTGCGCGGCCACGCCGTCGACCATGACGCTGAGCCGGGTGCGGCGGAAACCGACGTCGTAAAACCACCACTGCCCGAGCTCGGGAATCCACGCCAGCGCCGAGACGTGCTTGAAGTGCCCCATGGCGATCAGGTCGAAGAAACGGTTCTCGGCCTTGCGGTGGAACACGACGGTCCAGCGCCGGGCCTCGATGCCGTGGGCGGGGACTTCATGCATCAGGCTTTGGCTGTAATCGAAAAGCTGTCGGCGAAAACGCCGCCCTCGGCAGACCGAAACGTTTTTCCTTTCAGGAATTCACGCTTCATCGTGACCAACAAATCGCGGGCACCGGCCGGAACGTCCGAGCCCTCGATGTCGAGCACCACGTTTCCTGAATTGTCAAATCCAATGCTCACGAGCCGCAGATCGAGGCCCGGAAGCATCGCCTCCAGAACCGTTTCGGGCAAGCACAGTAATCTAGCCATCGATCTTCTCCTTGGTTATGCCGTCACCCGGCGCATCGTCTTGCGGCGGTTCCATGCTTGCACGGGCTTGAGGTCGGCGTGGCGGCCCATCGTCACCGCCTTACCCTCGCCGCCGCCGAGCAGCATGTTTTCACCGGCTTCGCAGACATGGCTGTATTGGTTCTTTTCCGGCTCGTCGGCGTAGCGCTCGCCCGACACGCGCAGGCGCCGCATGAAGTAACCGCCCTCCATGCCGGTGATGAAAGTCACGCAGCACGGGTCGACCAGAAGCGCGCTCGGCCGCTGGCCGCCGGATGATCGGCGCATCAGCACGGCGTTCACCGCCTCATGCCGGATCGAATACATGTTTTGCGGGTTCGGCGCCGGCAGCACATTCATGCTGTTCTCGGCGAACACCTCGAATGGCGTCTTGTCGGTGGCCTCGCCGCGGTGCTGGCCCGCCGGATCGCCCCAGAAGATGAAACTGAAACCCGGAAATTCCCGCACCAAATACGCCTTGAGCAGCGGCGCGAACTCCACCGCCGACATGTCGCGGCCGATGAATTCGCGGTGCACGAACCAGTCGGCCCGCAGGTTCTGACCGATCAGCGCCGCGGGCTGCCGGCCGAAGTCGAGGCCGATTGTGATCGCCACGCCGGCGATCACTTCCAGCGGACGCTCCGAAACGTGGACATCCCTGCGAAACTGCGGATAGACCGGCTGGCCGTCGGTGACCACAGCCGATCGGTTCATAATGTTGGCGTCGATCCATGATTTGGTCTTGCCGGCGATCTTCTCCTCATAGAACAGCGGCGGCAGGTATTTCAGGTTTTCGGCAGCCGGGTTCGGCTTGTAGCCGATCAGCCGCTTCGCCACCTTGCCGTCGCCGGTGTTGTATTCCTCGAAGTCCTCGAGCAGGCCGGGCGGCTGCATGAAGAAGCCCCAGTTGGCCGGCTTCTTCAGCGCGTTGCGTTTCTCCTCGGTCATCCAGTCCGGCGGCGGCACGTCGCCGCGCATGATCGGCAGCCAGTGATCCGCCGGCGGCGCGTTGGTGTCCGCGATCAGCCCGCCCCAGGCGCAGCCGCCATCCTTGACGGCCGGAAAGCGCGGCGGCGACACGCGCCCGACCGCCTCGCTGAAGACCTCGTATTGCGCGAACTGCACCTCGTTGAACCAGATCAGCGAGGTCTCGAGCGACATGAAGAACGATTTGGCGTCGCGGATATCCTCCATCGCCACGAAGGTGACATCGAGTTCGAGCGGCCCGACCCGGACTTCATGCCTATAGGGCCGGGTCTCGTAGAAGATCCCGAACTCGCCCGGCTGCGTCCCCGGTCGAAACCAGTCCTTCCAGGTCGGGATCGTGGTCTCCTCCAGCTTCGCGTAGGTCTCGCGGAAGATGTGCACCCGGAACCGCTGCCGGCCGTCCCGCTGCGGCGCCTGCGCCAGCGCCCGCTGGAAGATGTGCATGCAGCACGCCGACGAGGTCCCCGACCCCTGCGGCCCCTGAATGATCTTCACCCGGCTGGTCTGGTCCCGCATGAACGCCCGCAGCACCGCGCCGTCGGGGCGGAAGATCGGGAAGCCGGTTTGCGGGTCGTATTCGATCACAGGAGTCTGCCGGTCGATTGGGCAAAATCAATCGGGTCGGCGGCACCCTTCGAAAGATTGCATCCTGCGCAGGTCAACTGCAGATTGGAGCGCCTGTCGGGCCCATTACGCTTGAGCGGCATCACATGGTCAACGTGCTGATCTCCGCCGAGTTTTTCGCGGCAATACGCGCACCGGCCCCGCTGCAGCTTCGTCAACTCCCGGACCAGCGTTATCCGCTTCGCCGTTTTCCGGGCTCTTTTGCTCGCGCGGACCTTCTCTCGGTTTTTTTCCTTCCATGCCTTTTGCAGGACAGCGGACTTTCCCGGGTTGGCTTCGCGCCACTTCCTCGATTGCTCAAGCGCGCGGTCCCGGTTTGCTCGATACCGCGCGCGGGCCGCTTCCCGTTTTGCCTCTGCCCTCGCGGCGCTTGCGGCGGCGCGGATTTCAGCGGTAGCGAGAAGCCTTGCCTCGCGGGCGGCGAGCCGTTTGGCCTTTAACTTCTCTCGCGCTCGACGATCCTTGGCGAGCGCCTTTTCGGGATTGGCTAACCGCCACGCCCTGACTGAGGCGCGGTGCTGCTCGCGGTGCGCCGCACGCCACCGCGCGCTCTGGCTACATGCCCTTTTCAGATCGGCGGTTTCTTTGTCCATCCCAACGATAAGCGCCGAGATCGACCGGGGCGCAACGCACTCACCAGTGCGCAGCTTTTGAGGTAGAAAAATATGGGAGAAAAAATGGTAGACGGCGAGGTGCTAATCCCAGCGCTGGATTTCGGTCGGACGTTTTGCCCCCGGCCTCGCCGTGAGCGGGTCCTGCGATTGCGAGGCCGCCCCCACCTGATCGATGCGCGCTCTTGGGGCAGGAACGCTGTGTTCCCTGCCGTAGGGAACGCCGTGCATTGATATCGTTGGACAATCTGCGCTCCATCCCGATATTCCCACGTTAGTTCGTCACGTCGATGACTGACGCGGATCGCGCGTCATCCGTCAGGTCGATGACGTATCCCGCCTTTATGTCAATGTTCACAGATACTTGCGCGTCGGCCTTGGGTTTGATCCCCGCCAGGCCGAGCACGAAGGCTGAGGCGTCGTTCCTCACATGCTCGCTCGCAGAATCCAGCAGTTCCATCTTCACCGCGGCCGCTCTTCCGGCGCCGATCGCGAGCACACGACACGCCTTCTGCCTCAGATACTCGGCAATGTGAGGTTTCGACAATTCGCGGGATAGGTGCTCCCGGCTGAGGTTTGCCTTTGTTGCCGCGTCCGTGACCGTCTTGACGTCACCGTGGACGAGAGCATCACAGGCCGCTCGAATTCGGCGCGATATCCGCCGGGGTTTGTCGAGTTGAAGCGCTTCCGGTGCTGGCAGGGTGTCGGCCATCACAACTGCTGTACCTGTGGATGGCATGTCGTCGGCCCTTGGCCTTCCTCATGGTCCTCGGTCGCAAGCTCCCTGCGGAAGGAATTGGGCGAGCGCGCGTGGTGGTGGACGGGCGATGGGATGGGGCGGATTGGGCTTGGCTTGCAACGCACCACTTGGAAATGCCCGTTTTCATTGGGTTTCTGAGGGTGCTTGGCCGGTCTTCGCCGACTTGACACGCGAGGGTGCCATTTTATTTTAGTAAAACGTGTTGACATCCTCGCGGGGTCGTGTATTTTACTTTGGTCAAATGATCGTTGCCGCGATCAGGACATCAACAGCGAGGATTACCCAATGTGTCACAAGCTCACGCTTTGCCAGGACATCGCAGCGAAGCTGCACGATGTGCTCACGGACGACTGGTTCTTCTCTTATACCGACGAGATCGTGGTCGGTGCCGTGCACGCGCTATCGCCGGGCCAGTTGAAATCTACGACGACAGTTGCTCACGCCATCATGAAGGCTCACGCGTTCACGCAATGGGACAAGCCCAACACCAACGGCTATCGCCAGCTTTTCACCGACATTTGCGACGCAATCGACTGGATATTGAACGACTATGCGAAGTTCCTTGGTCGACAGATGGAGCTTGAGCCGGTGCTCACAGCGCGATCTAAGGCGCGGCCGCGCAAGGTGCTGCCCCTGACACGACAGCAGACAAAGGCTTTTGAGAACTACATCGCGACCATCGCCCGCAACAAGGCGCTTGCTGGGCGCCAATTCCCGCCAAACGTCGTCGACCTCGTGCAATATCGGGCGATCAACTGCAAAGAGGTGCGGCAATGACATCGATCAAACGAGCGTGGTGGCGCGGCAAGAAGGTGGCCGCGGCAGGCCACTCAATCAAATGGTATGCTGCAAGCCTGGAGAAATACACCGACGCGGAGCGCGATGCTTTTTTCGCGGGATATGCCGGCTTACCTTGCCCGGAATAAAGAAAGCGAGCCCGGGGATTGCCGCCCCCGGGCTCATGCCATCACGTCAACCGCCAATCCAGCGAGGACAATCCGGGACATGACAGCAACTCAGGATACCACGAAAGACCCGGCCGCCAAAGCAGCCGCGATATCGATTCTAAGCCAAGGCCTCGCCACCAAATCAGAGGCCGCGCGATTGGCCGGCGTCTCAAAGCAGCTGATGCAGCATTGGGCCCAGGATATCCCGGTGGAACGCGCCCGCAACACCGTTTTGACGAAACTATGGCGCAAGGAACTGGCCCGAAACCGCTGATTTATCGCCATGAGTAGATCGGTGCGGCGGTGTCGTTTTGGCTTATGGTGTCACCGGACCTGTGTCACCCAGCATCGCGACAAGCTGATCCCTCAGAAACGGCGCCTGCCATTCGTCGGGCAGAATGTCGACAAGCTCGGCGTCGACATAGAAGTCACGGCCCCAAGTATGCTTGTGGTACGCCTCGACCTCGCCGCGGCCGTCCACACGGTAGGTGCCGCGAACCCAGCCTTCGACCTCGCCCCTCATTTCAGCGCCTCGTTTCCCCCATGCCACAGCGCACCCTTCCCCATCGTCACGCCGCTTCGCAGGGCGGCATACACCGCTCGCACCGGCGTTTTGTACGGCTTTCCGTTACAGTCCCGGCCCTCCGCATGCAGCGCCTTTCGCCGCGATCGCATCCGCGCCAGCACCTTTTTGCGCTCGTCCTCACGGTAGGCGGGATTGACGGCACGCTTGATCCGCATCGCCTTCCGCATCCGCTCGGCATGACGGCGGCGCTTGGCGCATGCAGCGCAGACTTTCGGACCGCCGAGAGGAAGGCAGCGCTCCATGACCGCGGGGAAATGCTCGCAGTTAAACAGCCGCATGTCTCGCCTCCCGTTCGCGCTGCCGCCTCTTTCGCTGTCTCGCACGGCCGCCTTTTCGGGCAATCGCCGTTTTCTGCTCACCGGTAAGCTGTTTCTTACGAGCCTCGACACCGGCCTGCGAAAAAGACCTCAAAACATGCGGTTTCGCGCGTTCGATGATTGCCTTGCTGACGCGGGATGGTTCGGCGCGGACGTGGCTCATCTGGCGCTGGCGATCTTCCCAATATTGCTCCATGATTTTCGCCTGGTCGAGATCGATCACGGCGACCCATTTCACAGCCAGCGTCCAGTTCAGCGCCGTGAAGGTAAGCGGGCCGAATTTCTTCGATCCCGTGGGCCCGATCAGTTTGTCGGTATGGCCCGAGATGAAATTGGCGAGCTCGTCGACATGGGCGTTGGACAGCCCGAGCCGTTCCTTGTGGGCGCGGAAGATCGCAATGACGTCGTCGCCGTTGCGGGCTTCACCGAGGATCAGGCCGGGCCCCGTGATGGGCGCGTTCATTCCGCCTCCTGGTATGCGTCTGCGGGCAGTTGCGCGGGCGGCGGGGGCGCGATCAGCTTGTCCGGCTCGTTGCCCAGCGCTGCGGCTTGCTCGAATGTCAGCACCTTTGCGCCTTCAAGGTCGCCGGCCTTGATCATGCGATTGAGCCCCGACATCGCCGCCTGCCCGTCCTGCAGCTGCTTTGAGCAATCGACATATTCGCGAGCATCGAGGACGCGCTGAATCTGCCCGATGCGCGCTGCCATGCCGTAGGACTGTTCCAGCGCGATCTTGCGCAGCGTCCCGGGATCTGGCGCCCAGCCGTAATTATAGGGCTTGCCGCGCTCGTCGACACCGCACGCGTGCTTGAACCACAGCATGACTGCGGCCTCGACGGCCCAATGCGGGACGTCGTCCAGCACCGCAAGATAGATTTCGCTCCATGCGTCGGTGCCGAGCTCGGTCCGCTTCTCGCCGGGCAGCACCGTGAGTTTGGTGATCGAGGTGGCGACATTGACGTCCCACCGGTCATCCGCGGCCGGCGTCTGCGCGAGGTAGGAACGCAAGCTGTTGACATGCGCCGTCATCTCCTCGCGGTGCGCCGGGCCCGGCATCATCGGCGCCGGCAGCACCAGCACCTCTTGAAAACCCTTCGTCGCCGGATTGATCTGCAGCTCGAGCTTCACGGCGGCGCTGGAGCGTGCGAGCCAGGCTGGCAACGACGGCAGCGTCGCGGGTCTGCGGCGGTCCGGCGGCTTGATGGGCTCGATGAGGGCCAGGTCCGTTGCCATTGCTCGCTCCGTAATCGATCGCTCGCGTAATCCAGTTGCGGAATGCGGCGTTCCAGTCCTTCGAAACGCGACCTTTGTCGGCCGCGTGGTTTTTGAATTTGATCAGTTCGGTCTCGCAACGAGGTTGTCCGATGCGCTCGACAGCGGCTTGCCAAGCAGGCTCGTCAGGTCGCCAGCCGTCCGGCAACTGTGACGCTCGGCTGCTCTCTCTCTTTTTCTTGTTTTCTGAATCCTTGTTTTCTTTCTTAGAGAGAGAGGCAGCGTTACTTTGAGACGTTTTGTTACGTTCCGAGACGCCTTGAGATGCCTGCTCAACACCCTGAGCACCCGTCTCACCCGTAACGCTTTGAGACGTTTTGTTACGTTCGCGCCACGCTGCCTGACGCTTGGCCCCGGGCGATCTTGTGTCCACTGGAACCGACGCGACGCCAGCGGCATAGATTGCGGCCGCGATCTCGCCAGCTTCACCGGCGGGCATCCCAGCGGCGACCATCCGATCAATGAGGCGGGCGAGGCTCACTGCTGGTCCTTCTCACGAAGGATTCGCCGCAACTCCGGGCTCGCCAGATCACGCCGGCTTGGCGCCCGCTCGGGGTCCATGCGCGACGCGACGGAGCCAGCCGGCCCGTATGCGATCATGAAATTCGCTTCGTCGTGCACGCGGTCGATTGCGGCATTGAGTTGGTCAAACAGATCGTCGCGCAGAAGCATGGAATAGTTGCGCGGCCGGCGCTGCTCGATCTCATCCAGGATATCGAGCCACGTCATGGCGGGCAGCGTGAACGTTACCGTCAGTTCGCCGCGGCCAAGCCCAGCCATGAGCTTTTCGCGCATATCGGCGAACGTCAGGAGGTGCCGTTTTTCAGCCTCAAGCGCCCGCTGCTCGCGCTCTGCGTATTCCGCTGGCGTGTATGGGACGACAGGCTCGCTCATCCCGCCCTCGCCATTTCCCGCACCACATCCCCGGCCAACTGCTCGGCATCCGGGTCTACCGGCGGTTTTCCGAGCTCGCGACGTTCCACAAACCGGCCCGACTGTGGCTGCAGCGCGAATGCTTTCCGCAATTCCGCGTCGTCCGTTTCACGTGGAACATGCCGCGTCAGCACGGCCTGCAGCTCGACTCGGCGGCATTCGGGGCAATTGCATCGTGGGCAGGTCATGCTGCGAGCCTTTCCCGGCGCCACATGTCGATGATGCTGACCACCGTGGATTCCGACAGCCGGACGATCTTGGCAATCGCCGCGCTATCCTTCCGCGCGCCGTGCAGCACGATTGTCGCCGCAACCTGGTCGTCGAGCTCGGGGTCGGGCTGCACGCCGCAGCGCGAGGCATACGCGGCCTCGAACAGTGCCTTGGCATAGGCGGTCGCCTTGTAGCCGTGTTTGTCGGCCTGCTTTTCGAGGGTGGCATACACGCGGTCGTCGACGCTGAAATTGATCTGGCGGGTCATGCATCCCTCCGTAACCACCGGACCTCAGGCGAGCCGTCGTAGCCGCGCAGCCACACGAACCACGCATAGTCCGTGGTGCCGTTGCCGGGCTTGTCACCGGCCGCCAGAACGTGCCCGGGAGGCATCGAGGGGCGCGGGGTGATGAAATAGACGCGGCGCAACGGCGTGGCTGCCAGCATCCGCGAGCGCTTATCGCCCTGCACCCAATTGGCGGGCAGCAGCAGCGCCACCTTGCGATGCGAGTTTTTCAGCGCGCGGGCCAGGAAAGCTTCGGCCAAGGCGAACGGCGGGTTGCACACGAAATTGTCGTGGCAAGATCCCGACGTCAGAAAATCGCCCATGCTGTAAAGTGGGAATCCACGATCCACGGTGTCAAAGGCGATGGTGTCGAGACCAACCGCGGCCGCGCTCCGGATTATGTTGCCACCGCCCGCCGCCGGGTCACAGATCGTGCCCTCGAACTTTTCTTCCTCGAACAGGCGCCGCGAGCACCATTCCGGCTCGACGTACCAATCATCGGCTTCCCGGGCCCACAGGTTGCTCTCTCGCTTGCGCAGCGGACCGCGCAGGGGTGCGGTTGCTCCGGTCATCCGCACGGCCTCACAGTCACGCGGCAGCCGTACGGCGCCCTGCCCCACTCGACGACGATGCGGCGCATGTGCTTTGGGGAATCGTCCTCGATCAGCTCAATGCGCCTGAGATAGTCGATCAGCGCCTTGAGCCCGTTGTCGAGGTCGATCCGGGTCTGATGCTCGTCCAGCGCGACGATCAGTTCAAACCGCGGAATCTTGATCAGCTTGAGCGGGCTGATCGTCCGGCCCTTCGCCGCCAGCACATACGCATCCGCCACATTCGACCACGCCTTCATGGTCCGCACCGCCGCCCAATCGACGCGGCGCGTGCGGTTGACCGACGGCGGCACCGGGAGATCGAGAACGATATCCGGCGCCACCGCGAACGGCGGATCGCTGTATGACGGCTGCGCGTCCATCACGCAGCCTTGGCGGTTTCAGCCTCGGGCGCGTCGACCGGCCGCTTCTTCTTGAACGCGGCCATCAGGATGCTCTGCCCATCGTGCCAGCCGTTGATCCAAAGCTGCTGCGCGTCGTGCGCCAGGTTCTTCGGCGGCTCACACACGGCACCGGACATGCCGGCGGTCTTGCCTTCCTCGAAATGGTCGACCTGCACGGCCTCGAATAGCTGCGGCTGCGATCCGACCTTGAGACCTGCCCATCGTGCCAGCCGTTGAAACCGCTCGACCGTCGTTTTCATCTTCTTCGGATTGTCGGCAAGGATCATGTCCTTGATGTCGGCCACCGCGCCCTTGCCGAGGTCGGATTTGGCAAGATCGGCAATCGCAGTGCGATCGGCCTTCGCCTTCTCGACCAGCGCATCCGCCGCGGCATAGTTCGTCTTGTGGTGCAGCGTCAGTGCGCGCTTTTCCTCGTCGGTCAGCGTCGAATTTTGGCCCGTGGTCGGTAATCCATCCTTCTTCTTCGGCATCGAAGTCTCCATGAAAACGGAAAAACCGGCTCCGGGGATCGGAGTCGGCACACGCACGACGCAACTGTGGAAAACTCGGACAACGGGGATGACGACCTGTGGAAAACCGATTTGGCTTTCCGTCGCCTTGACGCTCTCGCTACACTGCTACAGTGCGAGAAATGCCCGTTAATCCTACACAACTGACACGCCGAACCTCCTCGCAATGAGGAGGTTGGCTTTACGCTTTACGCCACGCTTACGAAAATCACTTCGATGCCTTGATGGCCTCCAGCACGATCAACTGAATTCGTGCGGTTCGCTGCGGCCCGGGGAGAAATAATCGGACTTCGTTTTCGATTTTCCGCGCGGCATCGAGCGCGATTTGATCGCGGTCGCTCACCCCTCACCCCCGCTGCATGTGCCGCCTGAGAATTTGGTTGCAGGGGTCGGATTCGAACCGACGACCTCATGGTTATGAGCCACGTGAGCTACCGGGCTGCTCCACCCCTGCGAAAACTTCATCGTTTCGTAATCTCGACCACGATTGCAGCGATGACGACGCCGGGCGCCGGATATTCACCGCGCAACCAGCGCTTGGCCGTGCGCACGTCGCTGTCGGCGATCTTCGCGATGCTCTTGGCCGCGTTCTTGCGCCAGACGGCCCTTGCGACCGCGCCGAAAACGCATGAAGGGACAATTTTGTCACCCGGGTGGCATGGCTGCCCCTGAATTTTGATGGCCCCTGCCACCTCCGCGCGCATAGTGCCGTGCATGCCACACTCCCGTTACACAACTTGGGATCGAAATACTGAAATGAAGCCGGTTGCAGGATGGCCGACATACCGAAAGGAACGCGAGAACTGCCTGCAATTAACCGATAAGTTGAGTGAACAAGAATCTTCGTGCGAGCGGCATCCCGACACCGCTGTTCAAAAAATAGTTGTGTCGGGAACCGGAGCGATATGCTTGGCTGACCCTCTGCCGGTTGCATGGAGTGCGTCCAATGACGGACGAATTGATCAAGCCGCTGATGGCCGATGTTTTCGGCATTCCGGAATTTTTCGTTACAGATGTGGGGCTGGTCGAGAGCGCCGGCGGCGGCAATGTCCGCGTAATCCGGTGCATCCGCAGGGGCAGCGTGCTCTTCCCCGTCTTCAGTCTCGTTACGCCGATGGTCAGCATGATCCTTCATGCGCAGATGGTACGGGAGGCCGCGCAAGTTCTTTTCACCAAGGAGGCTTCCGAGGTAAGGGGTGTTCCCCGTCATTGAACTACCTCGCGTTCGGCGGCCGGCTCGTCGATCGGCTGGGTCGCCGGCGAGGGCCAGGGCAGATCGGGGCGAATGTCTTGCGCCGGAATGCCGGTCGCGTCTGCGATCAGCAGCGCGTACTCAGCGGAAACGGGAATTTCGCGGTTGAGCATCTTGCTTACCGTCTGTTGACGGCAGCGCAGCTTCTCGGCCAAGGCTGGCTGGGAACCGCAGATTTCGATGGCCCTTGCGACCTGGGGGTGCTGATCCATGAAATCCTCCTTAAACCCGCTAAAGGGTTAAGTCAACACCCCGCAAAGGGTTGTGCAACTCTACCCGTGGCCGGGTAACATGACCGGCATGGGAACGATCGGCGAAAATGTCAGGCGGCTGCGCGAGGCGGCGGGGATGTCGCAAGACGATCTGGCCCTCGCGGCTAAAACCACGCAATCGACCGTTGACCGGATCGAGCGCGAGGAAGTGGCAAATTCCCGCTTCCTGCCGCGCATAGCCGGCGTGCTGCGCGTTCCGCTGTCCGATCTAGACGAAACCTACGCCGCCGGCGGGGACGCTGTACGGCCTTCCCTGCCCGCCGTGACACAGATCGGCGCAGAGCGGGATTTCCCGGTCTACACAGCCGCGGAAGGTGGCCCGGGCGAAATTATCCGTTCCGTAGATCCCGTGGATTGGTGGCCGCGCCCGATCGAGGTCCTGAGGGTCAAGGGCGCCTACGGCATGTATGTGGTCGGCGAATCAATGGTTCCCGAGTTCGAGCCTGGGCAGGTCGCCGTCATCAACCCGAACCTGCCATATGTCGCAGGCAAGCCCTACATCTTCTATGCCGAGAAGGCGGGCGAACCGCGCGCCACGGTAAAGCGGCTGCGACGCGCGACGTCGGATACATGGCACGTCACCCAGCACAACCCCAAGCACGATTTCACGCTTTCACGGGGGCTTTGGACAATCGCGCACCGGGTCGTCGGCCGGCAAGACCCGTCGTGAAGTCGGTTGTACTACTCGTCTTGGTTTTTGGGGCTTTGGCGGTCGTCTACATCGGTTATTGGTCGCGGCGCGCAATCAGCGCGACCTCTGAGGCCTCGGCTCTTTTCAAGCAAACTGGCAGCATAGCTGAGACGGCTCGGCGCCTTTATGCACACGAAAAAATGCCTGATGCTTACAGGCTGTCTGCAAACCAACGGCAGTATGTCGATCGCCACTTTGACGAGTTCATGGAAATTTACCGAGACACCATATTCGGCTGGCATCAGCACTTTGCAGCAGAAGCGCGCGCCAAGCGAGATGCAGACCAAATCACCGAAGCCGAATTGGACACCGCAGAAACACAAATATTGGCGCTCGTAGTCTTTCGATTCTCAAAAGAATGGTGTGAAATACGCGGCGTCGCATAATTTAACCCGTTAGAGGGTTGACAATGAAACCCGCTAAGGGGTAGAAGGTTCTCCGACACACCGGAGAACCGCCATGCGAGACAAATCCCACGGACGCTCCTGCGATCCTGATCCGTTCATCCCGCGCGGACTTCATCGCTTTGCCATCAACGAGACGACCAGCCCGCGCAAGCTGGCCCGCTGGATCAGGCGCGGCGGCGGTGTAGCGCTGTCGGCGCCGAAGATGGCCAAGGCGGTCGCGCGCCATGTGCATCCGCGCCGAGATCGTGCCCGCACCGCGACTGAGCGGGTGGCGTGATGGCCGATATCCCCTTCACCCAATACCTCAGGCCCGACGGTCGCCCCGTTCCGGTGTCGATCAGTCGGCCCGACGAAATTTCCGCGATAGCCGGTCAGATCATGGCGGCTGGCTATCGGTTCGAGTGCGAGCACCTTTCCACCGGCCATGCTTCGCTCACGATCGCAGGGCGCGACGACGACGCCGACATTGAGGTGGTGGTCAACGGTCCCGAAGTGCCGATCGCGATTGACCGGATGGTGAAGCGGTTCGGCGCCAAGCTCGGAGTGGCAACATGAAAACCGCAACTGAAATCGCAGTCGAGGTCCGCGCCGCGGAGTCCGTCGAGGAAGCCGCGTTCCTGATCGAGCGCTTTGCCGACCGCAAGGCCCAAGTGGCTGCAGAACGGGCGGTCAAATACACCACCCGCTCCATCACCGACACGTTGGGCGTGCTGTTCGAGTCGCCGGTGCGGCGGAAGGAGGCGGTGTGATGGACGCAAAGCTTAAAGCGGCTTGGGTGAAGGCGCTGCGGTCGGGGAAATATCGCCAAGCCAAATTGGCGCTGCGCAAAGAAGGCGCCTTCTGCTGCCTTGGTGTGCTCTGTCGTGTCGCACGCATACCAATCGCGAGAAACGGAACGACGGTGTCCGAATCCGTCGGGGGCGACTACAGGCCGATAGCCGTTATCCTTGGTGGCCAGACCATGAACCACCTCATGTGCTTGAACGATAGTTCGGATAAATCCTTCCCCGAAATCGCTGACTACATCGAGGCGAGCCTGTGACCCGCCCGCCCGTCGAGATAGTCGCTGTCACCGTCGACAAGCTGGTCGAGATCGTGGCCGTGGTGCTGGCGTTCGCGATGGCCGTTGTGGGCGTCGCGCTTTGGGGGTCGCCAGCATGAGCCACAAACGGGGCGATCCGATGCGACCGGATGCGAACAACACGCTGCGGACCTGCAAGAAATGCGATCTGGTCCGCTGGTCGCGGCATGAGCCCGACAACCATCCGCAGCACTGGATCGAATTTCGGCGCGACGGCAAGCGTGTCGACGTCGGCGGCAAAACGCCGGTGTGTCAGCCGGTCATGGTGTCGGCATGAAGCGCGGTCCGGTCAAAGGCTCGGCGTCGCCAGCGCTGGTTCTGCACAACGTCCGGCAAAAGCTCCGGCGCATGCGGCACGAGCTTTCGATCATGATGCAACAGGTGGACGACGCGTTGGCACGGATAGATGCGGAGGGGAAGGCGTGAAAGTGACCATGAGATCAGATGATCACCCCGACGTCGTTCTCGAATCGAACGAGTGCTGCAACGCCGCGAAGTTGAAGCAGCATATTCGGACGATGCAAACGTCGCTGCGGTGGCTGGAAAAAGAAAACAAGCTGCGCAGGGAAAAGACTCGCTTGGAGACCGAACGCAAGGCCAAGGCGGAAAAGCAACAGAAGGCTGCGACACATGCCTGATTCCACCAAGCAGACGATATCGGCGACGGAAATGGCCGGGCTTCTCGGCGTCTCGCCCTACGTGACCAAATGGATGTTGTTCCAGCGTTTTGCTCACGGGGTCGAGGCGCCGGGTCCGGACCATAACCGGCTCGATTGGGGCACGAAGATGGAGCCGCTGTTGCTTGAGCAGGCGGCGGAAGATTTGCGGCTTGAGGTGACGACCAATCGCCAGCCCGACGGCTCGCAGGCCTACGTTCGCCGCGGGCTGCTCGGCTGCTCGCGGGACGCGGACATTTACGATCCGCAGCGCGGCCCTGGCGCGCTCGAAACCAAGTGCTGCTTTGATTACAAAATCCTGATGCAGGAATGGGACGGCGGAAAGACCCCGCCCCGCCAGCACGAAATCCAGCTGCAGCAGCAGATGTATGTCGGCGACGGCACCAAGCCTTTCGAGTGGGGCTGCATCGCCCTGTGGTGCGGCGGCGACATGACCTATTTCCAGCGCAAGCCGATGCCCGACCTGTGGGAAAAGTTCGAGATCGAGGCGATGCAGTTTTTCGCCGACGTGCGCGCGGGCAATGAGCCGGCGCCGTTCGGCTCGCCGGTCGAGGTCCCGCTGCTCAAGCAGATATTCGACAAGCCGACCGGCGAGATCATCAACGCGGTCGAAATGCTGGGCGAGGTCGAGGCAACCAAACTCGCTCAGCTTGTGGTCGACGCCGATTCTCAGCGCGTCGTCAGGCTGGCCGCAGAGAAGGTCGAGGAATCGACCAAGGCAAAGCTGCTCGGCATTCTCCAAGGCGCCGACGAAATCGAATTGCCGCAGGGCATCCGCGTGACGCGCAAGGTCCAGACCGTCAACCGAAAAGCCCAGCCCGCATCGCAGACGGCGTCGATCGTGGTCAAGGCGCATATTCCGCAACAGATCGATGGAGGTTTCGGTGGCATCTAACGAGGTTGCGATCTTCGAAAACGTGCTGCGGCCGCTCACTCCGCATTTCGAACAGGCGCTCGGCAACGCCATGCCGGTGGCGCGGCTGATGCGATCGATCATGATTTCGGTCGAGCGGACACCCAAGCTGCTCAATGCGGACCGTCAAAGCCTGCTCAACGCCGCGATGTCTGCGGCGTACCTGGGCCTTGAGGTCGACGGCATCACCGGGCAGGCGTTCTTTGTGCCGTTCGCCGGCAAGGCGCAGTTGATCATCGGCTACAAGGGCATGAACACCCTCGCCGCTCGCTCGGGCTACACGGTGCAGGGCGAAGTGGTTCGCGATGGCGACGCGTTCGAATACGAACTCGGCGACCGAGGATTCGTCCGTCACAAGCCGAAACTCGGCAACAAGGGCGAGATCATCGCGACCTGGGCAACGGCGTCGTCACTCTCGCGCCCTGCGATCATCTCTGTGCTCGGCATCGACGACGTCATGGCTATCATGGCGAAGTCGCCCGGCGCCAAAATGTCGGATAGCCCATGGCGCGACAAGAACATCGGCTTCCCGGCAATGGCTTCGAAGTCGGCAAAGCGTCGCCTCGGCCGATCAATGCCGCTCAATGCCGATCCGCGCTTCCACCTTGCCTCGGGCATGGAGGAGAATTTCGAGGAACGCGGTCGCATTTCATGGATCGACCCGGAGCGGGGCCTGCAGATCGAGGGGCAGGCAAATCCCGACGCGCCGCAAATCCGGCACGAACAGCGAAGCGCCGCCGAATTGCTGACACCGATTGGCGAGGCGATCACCGCAGCCGAGTGGGATCTGCGACTGGCCGATGCCGCCAAGCTTGGCATGGCCGAACTACGCGCCCTCTGGAAAACGATTCCGCAAGAGCACCGCGACACGCTCGACCCGGCCCTGCAATCGCGCCACAAGCCTGCCGCCGAAGAAGCTGACCGGGTGTCGGCGTGACGAGTTTTGACGACGACGAGTCCTATGCGCTGTTCCTGATCTTGGACAGCCTTGCGCGGATGGAAAGGGGCACGAACAAAGCCGTCTTGCATTTTCGCGAGCTGCTGTTGCCGGTTTATTCGGAGTGGCATCAGGCAAACCCGGGCAAGGTTCATTCGGAGCTTGATGTTGATCGGCCTCGCGTTCCTGCCCAACGAACGCCGGCCAAGGGTTGCTGGACGCCCGAACAGGGCTGGGAATACGTCGAAGGCTTAACCGATATCCACACCCGCGACATGATGCGAGACATGCTCGCCAGCAAGGGCCTTTTGCTCACATCAACGGAAAGCGGGAGCGGGGAATGAGCGGCAGCTACGGATTTACGTGCAAGCTGGATGCTGCCGAAACGGGCATGTTCATGCGGCTGAGGATGTTGTTGCTAACGCAATTCGCGACTGGCTCCGCGCCCTCTCCAGCCATAAGGAGAGCGGGAGGTGAAGCTGAGTGAAACATCCCAACAACAATTTCCGGCGCTCCCGCCGCGCATCCACTGTTCTTGGTGTGCCAAGCCCATCGTACCAAACGCCGCTCGGATGCGCCTTTTCGACTCCGAGACGACGCGAGTTATCGGAAAGTGGCTGGCACATTTTCACCCCGAATGCGGGGATGAGCTTCTTGATTATCTTGAAGGAAGAACTGTGGTCCCGAGCCGCGCAGCCCTATCCCAGCCCGCACGCTCTGACGGAAAGGCGAAGTCATGACCTACGATTACGTCAAACGCACTTACGATGTTTATCCGAAGATCGGGGCGCGGGTCCAGCATACCGTAACGAAGAAATGCGGGAAGATAGCGCGCGAGAAAGCAAGCGCTGCGCATTACGTGAATGTGATTTTCGACGGCCTCGGATTCTCCCAGCCATGCCATCCGACTGAACTTGATTACGCGCCCCAGCCCGCACGCTCGCCCAAGGAGAATGCTGATGTCTGATGCAGCCGAGCTTCAACCGTTCGACCCAGGCGACGAGTCCGATGCGATGGCGGAATTTTTCCGCATTCAGGTCACGCAATTGGCGATCGGCGCCGATAAGATCACCATCTATCGCGATCTAAACCCGCAGCGGCAGTTGGAATGCTTCATCGCCGGCGCGCTCACCGGCCTGGTTGGCGTCGCCTTCGCCAGCATCAAGACCGAAGGCAACGACGCGATGATGGAATACATCGCGTCCGTTCTGCCGTTCGCTCGGCTGCAGGCTGAAAGTATCCGCGACCCGGATGGCAACGTGCTCGCCAATCACCACGACGCTTCCCACCCCGATAGGAAACAGCCATGAGCGAACTACTTAAGCTTGCCGAGCGATGCGAGAAGGCGACGGGGCCGGATCGGGAGTTGGATGTCTGCATTTGGGCGGCAATTACTCCCGCCGATACCTACCGGCGCATCGAGCCTGGAAAATCATACAGCACTTGGCAGATAAGGGACAAGCCGTCTGGAGAGTGGCGCGACTACTATCCGAGCCTGAATGCCAAACGCTACACCGAAACGCTCGACGCCGCGGTGACGTTGGTGCCAGAAGGATGGTTTTGGATGCTTTGCCAGCAACCCGTTTCCGCTAGAGTTTGGACTGAAGGCAATCACGCACATTCGGTGCCGCGCGGCCAAACAGATATCAGGCCAGCAACGCCAATCCTCGCGCTCATAGTCGCCTGCCTTCGCGCGCGGGACGCGCTCAGTCGTGTGGGACGAATGCCGGAGTCCTCCTCATGAGCTACGAAGCATGGGGCGATGGTGACGAATTCAGCGGTCCCGAAGGTTACGTCACCAACGAGACCGCCGAGGAAAAGTTTATTGCCGGCGCGCAGGCCATGCGCGAGATGCTGGCGCGCTTTGTCGAACAGGGCGGGGACGCGACAACCGCGGCGTCGATCCGCGCCAATTGGCATCCGGGCTGGGGCGCGGACCCCGGCAGGCTGGAAGGTGAAATTCCTCAAGACTGCTGGAGCGCATCATGACCCCGACAAAAGCCGATAGCCTTCACGACCGTATGGAACACGCCTTCGGGCGCCAGCGCATCGCGCGCAGTTTCGAGAACATGCTGACGGCCCACGGCTGCAACCTACTCGACTACCTGACCGACGATGCGCGCGACGAACTGCTCCGACGCTGCATTACCAGCCATAAACTTCAACGCCGGTTTGCCGCCGAAAGCCGCAAGCATTTCCAGCGGAGGGCATCGTGACCGAGGCCGATCTTCTCAAATGCACCACGCATGAGGCTGCGCACTTTAACGGCGGCAAAGTCTGGTTTGGCTATTTGCACCGCTGCAATCAACATCCGCGCCTGACGCGAATGGACAAATACATTCGCAAGACGCGCGCCGTCGAAAGCACCTGGAACGTGGACGGCAAGCCCGTGGCCGATCTGGCCGCCGCCGCCATCCTTCTATCGTCGCCATACGAGCCGACGCCGGATGAACTCGCGATGCTGTCTGAGGTGCCGGACGAATACACGCGGTTTGAAGATCGCGGCCGTTTCAGCCGGTTGCAAGAGGTCGGCCTGATCGAGTTCAAGGCCGGGGATTGTCGCCGCACTGATGCGGGGAGGTCAGCATTATCTCCGGCAGACGGAAACAGCACATGAGAATCAAGGAAATCACTTTCCGGCATCGCAATGATTTTCACTACAAGGCGGAATGCGAGCATTGCCACCACGTCGAACAGTACGGCGACGGCTATGCCGATCACTTCTACTGCACCCAGGTAGTTCCCAACCGCCATTGCTCGAAGTGCGGGCTCAACTCGTATGGTCTTGCGGCGCCGTCAAATGAAATCAGCGCAGACGACGTTGCAGGCATGGAATGGTGGAACGCCCTCACCGACCAAGAGCGGACGAGATGGGCTGTGGCTGCCGGCAATACGGGACGCGCCAAAGACGCATGGGAGGCGTTTAAACGGACCACTCCAACCGTCCCCTCGGCGGTCGGCGGGCCTGCCGAAAATGAGCGCGGTACTCCGCATGATGTCGCATGCAACCAAAAGTCGTTGGCAAAGCCGCCGGAAGAGGGAAAAATAAGGCCGTGAGCACACCCTCCCCCGACACGCTCGAGCGCGAAAAAGACAAGCTCTATCTCCTGGATTCGGAGCTGATCCGGCGCCTTGGCGTGCCGGCAAAGACCTTCCGAACCATGGTCCCGGCGCTCGAGAGCAAGTTCGGCTTCCCCGAAAAGGAGCCGTTATTTGGTGGACGGCGGTACTGGCCGGCGGTCAAAGCGTGGCTGGACAAGCGCAACGGGCTTAAGGTGGGCTCCCCAACCCGGAGGAACCCCAATGACTGACGAACGGAAGCCGCCGCAGATCGACGACGCGCCGGGCCTTGTCTGGCGCGCGCGCAAGGCCGGCTGGGTGGCCACATGGCAGGCGCGGTCGGACCTGATAGCGCTCGGCTACGCGCCACAGACGGCCCGCCTATGGGCCGGCGCGGAGCCTACGGCGATCGAGGCCAATTCCATCGCTACACAGTGCCGCCGGCTGCAATCCGATATGCGGATTTACGCCCAGGCCGGGGATTACGCCGCCGACAAGCCGGCCCTGACGATCGCCGCCTTGATGGCGAAATATCAGACTGATCCGGTTTCGACCTATCACGCCAAGCGGTTTGCGGTGCGAAAGAACCACGACATCACCTATCGCCGCATCGTCGAAATCCATGGCGAAGTCGAGTTGACCGAGATCAGGGCTCGCCTGTTGCTCGAGTGGCATCAGCAATGGAGCGGCGGCGGCCAGAAGATCGCCATGGCACACGCCTTCATCGGGCATCTGCGGACGCTTTTTGGATTCGGCGCTACCATGCTCGAGGATCCAGAGTGCGAGCGGTTGTCGGCCGTGCTGCACCGAATGCGGTTCCCGACGCCGCGGCCCCGAACCGAGCGCCTAACCGCAGAACAGGCCATGGCGGTCCGCAAGGTGGCTCGAGAGCATTTCGGATGGCGGTCGATCGCGCTGGCCCAAGCGCTGCAATTTGACCTGATGCTGCGGCAAAAGGACGTGATCGGGGAATGGGTGCCGACGACGGAACCGGGCCTCAGCGACGTTACCAAACACAATGAAAAGTGGGGCCGGGTGAAGGGTGTCATGGTCCGCGTTGAGAACACTGAGAAATGGCTGCGCGGCCTGCGCTGGTCCGAGATCAACGAAAACATGATCCTGAAACACAACACCAGCAAGCGCGGGAAAGACCTGACCGTCGATCTTAAGCTGGCGCCTATGGTCCTCGAGGAGCTTGAACTCGGCATCGTCACCCGGAGTGACGGCGGCCCGATGATCATCTGCGAGGTGACCGGCCTGCCATACACAACCGCCGAATTCCGCCGCAAGTGGCGGCTGGTCGCGGACAAGGCCGGGCTCCCCAAGACCGTCAGGAACATGGATTCGCGGGCCGGCGCCATCAGCGAAGCGACCGACGCCGGGATCGACATGGAGCATATCCGGCACGCCGCCACGCACAGCAACATCAGCATGACCCAGCGCTATTCTCGAGGGTCAGACGACAAGACGGCGAACGTGCAGCGGCTCCGGCTCGAGCATCGGAACAAACCTAAAACGGGCAATGACTGA